GCCTCGCCCAGCGCCACGAGCGCGTCAATCGGCGCGTCGTCCGCCGGCTTTGCTAGCCGCCACCCGCGGGGCGCCTCGACCGCGATCGCGTTCGCCGCATGCCGGTTCAGGATCGGATGGTTCGGATGCGTCAGCCGCCCGGACACGATCGCCGAGTGCAGCGTCTCTGACATCTGCCCCATCCGCGACGCCGACATCGGGAACGCCACCACCGGCAGCCGGTGATCGCGCTGCAACCTGACCGCCTCGCTGGTGAATCTCCAGGGGTCATGGGCGAGCTCGATGATCGACCGCCTCGATGCGACCTCCACGATGGCGTCCACGATCTTCAGCACCGCCTCGTCGCCGGCGTAGACGTGCACCTCGGCCACCTGCAGGTCCGTGGTCACGCCAACCAGCGCACTCGTGCTCCTCGATCCGCCGATATCGACGCCCAGCACCACCGGCGCGTCCGGAGGCGCCCAGTCGCCCACGCACGCGCTCCAGGCGGCCGGCGGGAGCCATTGCCCCTCGGCGATGCCCCAAACGTTGCAGTGGAACTGCTTGAACGCGGCGTCCCGCAGCGCCAGCCGCTGCTTGCGGAGCGCCGCAACGGTGATGTAGCCGGCCGGGTTGCACCGCTTCACTAGCCGCAGGTCCGCCGTGTCCTCATCATCGGCGATCGACCATTCCAGCCAGTGGAGATCGTCGCCTACCGATTCGGTCACCACCCCCACCCGAGAGACGTGCTTCTGCGCCATCGCCCTGCGTCTCAACCTTCCCAGCGGACCATCCAGGCTCGGTGCCGCCGTACTGATCAGGATCAACTTCGAGTCGGTGCGCTTGAGCAGGCTCGATTCCATTGCCTCGAGCATCTCGGCCGCGTCTTTCCAGCTCCAGACTTCATCGGCGATCAGCAACGTCGGCGACGTGCCGTGCAACCGCTCGCCTGCGCCCGACAGGACGGTCAGATCCCCGCCGAGCTCGTCCCGCAGCTCGAAGTACGTGATCGTCAGTCGGTCGCAGATCGCCTCGTGCCGCGCGAAGAACTTCATCCGCTTCAGGCAGATCTCCGCCTGGGCGCGGACGCCGGCGCCGATCCTCACCTCCGCATCCGGCCGGCACAGAAGATGATGCAGGCCGATCAAACTGCAGATCGTCGTCTTGAAGTTGCCCTTCGGCAGCACGATCACGATCTGCCGGGCCGGGCCGAAGCATGCTTTCGCGATCCTGCGCATATAGGGCTGCAGCCCGAAGCCGACCAGGTCGCAGAAGCGCAGGAACCCACGATATCCCGGCTCTACCGTCGTTATCCCCTGATCGGGGGTTATCACCGCCATTCAAACCAACGTCTCTCTCATTCCCGTGATCTGCGGTTTCCCAGCCAGCGCCGTCAAAGAATCGCGCCGGGCCGGACGGAGCAGGAGAAGGAGCGCCCGGCCCGTCGCGTGGTGCACCATCTCACGCCGCGGTGCCGGCGGTGAGCTTCACGATCGCCGTCGGGTTCGGCGCGATGAGGTTCACTCGCATCTTGCCCCGGATCTCTGACTGGTCGGTGTTGAACAGCCTTGATCGGTCGACCTCGACGGTGGCGTCCATGCGCCTCACGATCGCCAACTGTGACGGCGAGTACAGGAACGCTGTGCCCTGGTTGATCTGCGTCGACGTGTAGAACGTCGGTGTCATGGGCGGCGGCGCGATCGTCTGCCCGGTCGTGTCGGTCAGCCGTTGGAACGCCGTCTCGGTGTCGGGGTGGCAAGCCAACGCATAAGGCGGCGGCGCGTTCGCTTTGCGCAGCAGGCCGACGCCAGCCAGCAATTGTGAGTAACCAGTCGCAGTGCCCGCCACGCCGCCGGCGGCGACAATCGTGCCGCCCACCTGCGTTGAGGCGATGTAGTTCATGCCCGTGATGCCGGGCAGTGCGGTGCCGTTGGTGTAGATGGCGCTGTCGAGCTTCAACGCGAGCATCGTGGCCAGGTGCGAGGTGAGTACCTGCAGGATCGGCGGGTCTGAGTCGTCGATCAGCTCGTTGGAGCACACGACGATGTGCGCGATCTTCTGCGGCTCGCTGGTCACCGTGGTGAACCCGGGATCGCCCGGTGTGATCGTGTCGCCCTCGCTGTAGAACGTGGGCGCCACGTTCGTGTTCAACTTGGGCCACTGCACCTTTTCGCGGTCGGTGGTGATCACGGGGATGCCTGACCGCAGCGCGATGCTGCTGGCGCGCAGCGCTTCGAACAGCTGCGTTGACATCTCGGTGGGCGATAGCGGGCTGCCGCTGCTGGTGAGTGAGCGTGTCTCGCCGACTTGCACGTCGCGGATGCCCTTGACGATGAGGGTTGAGAAGTCGGCGTCTTCCTCGACCGATTGGGCGCGGGTTTCGATGCGGAGCCCGCCCGTGTTGTCGGTGCGGTCTTCGGTGTGCTCGGTGGGGCGCTCTTCTGAGGAGCGCTCTTCATGCTGTTCGGGCATGGTTGCCTCCTGCCGCTCCTCAGCGGCGGTTGGTTGGGTTCGGTATTCGATGGCTGCCGCCGGGTAGGCGGGGTTCTCGGCTGCGCACAACGTGACGTCGTACAGGTGGCTGATCACCTCGACGGTGCGCGTCTCGCCCTGCCAGGAGTCGCGGGCGACTCGCATCCTCCACGATCCGGCGACGAGGTCTCCGCGCTGGACGGCTTCGACAACGTCCGCGCGTGACTTGGGCGGGTCGAGTGACCAGTGCAGCCCGTCCGAGCGCTCCTCGATGTCGAGCGTGTTCGGGTATCGGCCGAGCGGCACGCCCTTGTGGTCGATGACGCACCGTAGTTCGGAGACGTCTGCGTTGCGGAGGGCGGTCGGGCTGATCTGTTCTTTCCAGCCGCCCATGTCGTTGGACAGGACGCCGAATGGGATCACGCCCCTGATGCGCTTGTTGCCGTCGACCTCGAGCGGCTGGGCTGTGCGTTCTTCGATCTGACCAACTTCAGGCCGGCTGTGGTTGTCCATTGCCCCCTCCTTGTTCGGGTGCCAAGTTCTCAAGCTCGCGAATCTCAGACCGCGTCATCCAGCCCGTCTGCGGGTTGAGCGCTGCGGTGTAGAGCGAGGCGCGCTCCGCCGGGTCGGCTCTCAGGAGGCTGTCGAGCGAGAACTCGAGGTAGCTGTTGCCGGGCATCAGCTCCGGGTCGTTGCTGAACGCCCTCTCGATCCGGACCAGCCACGGGCGGAGGCTGTGGGTCGCGAAGTACAGGTTCTCCTGCAGGACGGTCGAGTACGTCAGGCTGCCGCCGCTGTCGGCGGCGATGAACGACGGCGGCACCCGGAAGATCCTGCAGACCTCCCTGGCCGATAGTTCGCGCTGCCCTAGAAACTCGCTGTCGCTGGCGTTGAACCCGAGCGCAGTGAAGCTCGTGCCCTCGCCCTCGACGACGGCAATGCTGTGCATCTTCCCGGCCTGTAACGACTGCTGGTTGCGCCACGCCTCGCGCCAGCGGCTGAGCCCCTCCTCGCTGGCACCGTCGACCGACAGGATCCCGGACGGGCGGCTGCCGTTCTCGAAGAACTGCTGTGCGCTCTCCTGCAGGTTGGCCGAGAGGGTGAGCGCCAACCGGCATTGCGCCACCGGGCTCAGGCCGAGGAGGCCGCCGTTCGCCGGGTCCGGCATGCCCTTCACGTGGACCAGATCCCGGACGCCGTAGGAGTCGTCGCCGTCGATCCGGTACACCAGCGTGGAGCCTCGGGTCTCGGGCACCACCCGGTCGGGATGGATGAGAGCGAGCTGGGCGACCTCGCCGTCCGGGCCGCGGAACTTCCCGACGTACGCGTTCCCATAGAGGTTGAGGTAGACCATCATCAGCCCGAATAGGTCCGCTGACGTCGATCCGGGTGATGGGATCCGCAGGAGGGCGGCGAGGCGCTGGTCGTCGCCGACCTGGACGCGGCCCGCCGGCGTCTTCCGGTAGATCTTGGGCGGCAGGCTGGCGACCGTGTCGGCCAAACACCGCACGCACGCGTAGGCGTCACAAACGGCGAGCGCGTTGCTTGTGCCGACGTTGAGGAGCGCGGTGCGGCTGTAGGGCAGCATCGCGGCGGGGACGTTGTCCCGGGTCAGCGCCCGGCTCTCGGCCCGATCGATCTGTAGTTGGATGTCGTCGCCGCGGAGAAAGGCGCGGAGGCCCATCCTGGGCTCCCTGGTCGTATCGTCTGACTCTCCGCGGCGCGGATTAGATCCGCTGGCCGAACTACCTTGGATCGGGCTGACCGCCGAGGCGGCACCTACTCACGGATTGTAAGCCCGCGGCGGAGGCCCGGCCCTTTGCGCGTTATCGCGTAAGCCTTACCCTT